CTTAGAACTTGGGGCCTTGACATAATAAAGAAAACCTTCATTTCATCTTTCTGTCCTTAATTCTACCACTATTTAGTGCCGTTGATCCCCATTCTGTCAGGATCTTAACACTCTGTAGTTAGGAAAAACTACTTATTTAATCTTCCATCTCATACATCATAATCAGGAAGGCCGCACTGATGGCAACGGTTCCCGACAATGCAATTATTGCTGTGTGTACTACGTCCACTAAATTTACTTAACATAACGTAATATTTATACTACCAATCATCTTCTGATCCCAAAGATTCCTGATATTCCATATTTTGTTTGCAATATGCGTGAACATCCATCTCCATTTTATGATGAGCATGAGTATGAACTATCTGTATCAGGAGAAGAGAACCCACAAGGCACAGATTCATAACTGTTAGTGGGTGAGTAAGATATTTCAAGACAATAAAAAAACCCCTACGATATGTAGGGGCTTTTGCACAAGTGAGTGTCAGTTAGCTGCAAGGTGATGCCTTACTGTTAACTTTGAGACCACGATACATTAGATCGTGTCTGTTACGCTTTTCTGCTTCTGCAAGCACTTTAGCGTTGTACTCTGCTGAGTCGTACTCGACTCCTCTGTATGTGACTTTTGCCATTTGGATTCTCCTAAAGTAGTTGGATTTTAAGGCCCCGTTCCTTTAGCGAACTTTTGCGTCCCTTTCGGGATGAACGATCCGTTCCGAGTTGGCTTACTTGCGTCCAAGTTGCCAGGGTTCACACGTTTGATCTGGTACTTTGGTGTAAAAGAAATCAATAAGAAATTCTTTTGCATCCCTAGTGTGATTCTCATCGCTGAGGATCTCCACTCTTGCTTGGTTCCATTCGTCACATGACATCTCCCAATGAGAGGCATCGTGTTCCGCAAACATCAATACCAGTAGTGCTAATCCGTGCATATTGGATGAACGATTGTGTTAATTATAACACACATGCTTCTATTTAGTCAAGTAATTGGTAGTATTTACTACATTTTTGATACATTTTTAGGATATCTTAAGATTTATCCTTTATCTCATCACCAATCACTATACTATCTAGTCCAGACTCATAGTATAGACCCAAGGCATCTCCAATCCTGCCTGCAATTGGTTTTCCACCTTTATTCAAGGAAGTATTCAATAAGACAGGAGCACCAGTTAACTTCTCATATTCCTGTAGTAACATATAATAATCCTCTTGCTCTGGAGATACGGTATTTACTCTACAAGTGCCATCAGCATGAGTGATGCAAGGAAATCTCTCTGGTTCTAATACATCCATAACATATAACATGTATGGAGAAGGACCATTCCAATAGAAATACTGTGATACTTTATCTTCTATTACAGAGGCTCCAAAAGGTCTGAATGGTTCTCTGTGTTTTACTTTATTATTAATATATCCCACACCATGAGGATCAAATGGATTCATAAGTATACTTCTATTACCTAATGCACGAGGCCCTACCTCTCCATGTCCTTGATACCATCCGACAATCTTTCCCTGTGCTAGTAGTTCGGCAGTGTCCTTGATAGTCTTTGTAGATGGTCTACTGGTTGGTGCTTGATCATCTTGCATGAAAGGGAATCCCTCTGTAGGGAGTCTCATCATATTATGTTCTCTTCTTAAAAACTCTATAGCACCGAGACTCAGGCCTTGATCGTATGCGTGTGGAGGTATGACTAGATTAGGTATCGAATCTTTCAATACCTTATTAATGATAGTATTCTGTGCCACACCACCAGAGTATCCTACGATATCATCTGGTTCAATAAACTTTTGAAAGTGTTTTAGATATATCTCTTCTGTATATTCATGTGCCGTGTGAATATAGTCCATGATATATTGTTGATCATTCAGATGTTGATCTATTACCATGAAATCCCACATCTTATCTAAACTATCAATATCAATCCCTTCTTTGTTAACGTCTGCATTATGTTTGCCAAAAGCTTTCAGTGCCATTATCTTCCCTGCCTGATCAAGATAATGTCCGCCTAATTGTAACGCAGCACCCATCCTAGTCATAATGAATCCAAGACTAGGTGAACCAACTTCCATGATTGGAACATTGCTTGGAGTCTTACCGTAGTCTATGAGTTTATCATCCCTCCATACACTACGGTACATCCAATCATCACCGAATCCATCAAAGACAAAGTGAAGATTAGGTTTGACCTTCATAGGCCAGAAACTTAGTGTATGTGCATAGTGATGATCTATTCTATGAATAGGGCATCTAAATCCTAAGTCTCTAAAGAAAGGTATTTCTATTACTTCTGATACCTCTTTGGAATTTATGGCGATGGATTGATGTACGACACCCATCCTTTCATATTCGGTTCCAGCACAATCCATGATGATGGCGACACCATCAACAAACCAAGGTTGTATATTCCAATCCTCTAGTATTCTTGTCCACTCATATATCCCATCCTCAAAACCAACATGCTTACATTGATAGTCTCTTTCAAAAGATCTGTACCTGACAGTCTCTCCATCATAGTAAGTTACGTTTGCATCATGAGAGTCTAGTCTCAAACCTAATAATTTCATGCGACCCTACGGCTCAAATTTTTACCCGAATTTTTTTTCCAGCTTTTTGTAATTGAAAAGCTAATTTTAAAATGGAGGCATTGAAGGATCGTCAGGAGGCATACCAGCACCAGGCATACCGTAACCACGATCCATTCCACCCATGCCTGGAGGCATGTTTGATTGACCAGACATACTATCTCCTCCAAAGTTTTTATTGACTCCTCCAGGCTGCATCTTATCGAAACCATGTTCAACTCTATGTTGTTCCATAGTCTGTCTCATTGCATCTATACTTTTCTCTAGTTGCATTATCTTAGCAAGCATTAGATCTAATTTATCTTCCATGTTGAGATCTATTTCTAATAATGATTTGATTGTTCTCATAGTCAGGAATGAAGTCTAAGACATCATTTTCTGGCCAATTCATTTCCTCATAGAGAGCATTGAGTCTGTCCATGTCCTCCCATAGATCATTGACATGTTCTTTAGGAGTTGGTCTATACCAATCCTCTTCTGGTTCTAAGTTGCCGTGCATTTTTATCTCCCTAAGAAATAGTGATTGATAGCTTCAATCTTCTCATGTGCTTGAGCAACAGCATTTAATTCTCCGTCTATTGCTGCCATGATGTCAGGGTGTTCTCCGATACCTACAGGGTAGGTAAGGTAAATTTCAACATTCTGTCTGTGTTTAGAGATCAAACCTTCGTAATAGGCGATCTGTGACTTAAGAATGTCGTCACGCAAATGAATCATAATTAGACTAAATTGTATTCTTGTAAGTATTTAACAGTATCGGCAGCACCACCAATGGTATATGAGTCTACCGAGACTTGAGGGAAGGTAGATCCCTCTCCAAACTGGTTGTAGAATTCTTTCTTGTCGAAGTCTTCGCCAAGTTTATATTCTACGAAGTTTAGTTCTGCCAATTTTAACACAGAAATAATCTTCTCGCAATAATTACATCCTAATTTTGAGTAAACGGTGAAATTCATTTAGATTCGTAAGTTTGGAACCACTCTTTAAGTGTTGTTTGATAACCAGATTCACGGTAAGGAGGTTCTTTAATCCCCTTCATTCTCTTGTAATCATTGTGCATCGCTTGGAGTAACCATGCCTGTGCCAGTTGATGTGGACCCTCCTCCAACAATCGGGTTTGAAATTTCGATAGACCAGCCTTCATCCCCAAATACTCCTTTCTCCACGATAATTGGCTCGTTTCTTGAACTGCTTTCATCTTGTTCCTCCCAGATTTTTTTGATTTGTTCGGTTTGTCTGTCAACATCTCTCATAGTATTAGCGATCTTGACTTCAATCCACATTTGTTTTAACCACTCAATAAAACCCAATCCAAGGTGTTGGAGAAATGGGTTCTTGAATTTCTTCTTGACCCATCTCTTTGCCTTTTCATACCAAGGGTCTTCTCCCTCGCCGAATTGTTTTTCAAAGGAGAATAGCACCGATTATAAACCCCTTGGCGAAAGCGATACATTTAATCTGGTAGTCAGTTAAATTAAACTTATCTTGAAATTTCTTTATCATTTTTTTATCCCATTCCTTTGCATGGTACAAAGCATGCACAACAGGATTCATTTTTTCATGGTCTCCGCAAGACATAATCTTCTACTAAAAAAACTATTTAGATTATATCATCTCAATCTAAAAGTGTAAATGTGTTTGCCTGGCGTGTTCACATAATGTGCATCTCCTGACTCCAGTGCATCTCTAAGTTTCTGTGCAAATGGTTTTAATCTATTCTTATACTTTGTTCTGATTGCCTTATCATGATAAGTTTTATCACCATATTTTATGAGTCTGCCTGGCGATGTTAGTCCTTCATGTTTGAAATTTGTTGCACGATATATGACTCCTGTATGACCGTGAAATGCGTCTGCATAGGATACAATAATCTTATGGTCAGTATTCTTTTTCAACCACCTCTGAGTCTTTCCTATGAAGTAACTCTCTGTACACTTAGGCGTGTCATCTATACAACATAGTCTCCTAAGTTCAATGACATCACTCTCACTCTCTCCATATT